TGCACCTTCTTTACGAAAGACAAATTTTACTTGAGGAATTCTAGTTTCAATTTCCATATTATTATTATGAAGGGTTATACACTGGTGTCATTATACCACCATCTGGTCCATTGTCATCATCTTCATCATCGTCCACTAATAGTAGCATAAAAAAGAATGGTGTTAACAAGAATATAACCGTTTGCGCCCATTCTAAATTCATAATTCTCTCGCTGCTGCTCCAATAGGAATTAGCATCAGCAATGCTGCTACTATAAATCCCATCACCAAAGTCCTGGAATGATTTGTCCTGTAGTAGCATAAGTTCCAACAGCGATGATGAAACCAAGCATTGCTAGACGTGAGTTGAGGATCTCTGCCTCAGGTGTGAATCCGAATTTCATTTTTTGTTCTCCAATGTAGTGTTTGTTATGATAATGCGTTCACCATCATGGGTGAATTGCAGTTCGTCATCTGGATGCCATAGAAGTTCTTCATACATGTCATCCAGTTTCTGCATGTCTTCATAGAGTTGATTAGGATTAGTCATATTACTTTTAACTATTCCTATATCTATTCCCCTAGTGTTAGGTAGAATTTACTTTGATCTGTTGGTGAGTTTTCATAAGATGAAATGTTACCATATTCTTTATGGTCACCATAACCAACCATTCGTCCTTTAGTATTCTGCAAAGCAGGCATAAAGGCAATAAAGAAAAATACCCCTGGAGCACCGACGAGCAGTGCTCCTCCAATCACATAATAAGTCAGAATTTCAAGAAGGGAAGGTTCCATTAGTAGGTTTCTGAGAGTTGTTCCATAGTATAACCGAGTAGACAGAAGAACGCAACTGTCGTGACGGTAAAAATAATCTCAGTCATCAGAATCCGAAGACGCCAAAGAAAAATACGCTACCACTGACACTATAAGAGATAATAGCAGCAACAAATCCAAGCATAGCAGTCCGTCCATTCAATTTCTCTGCCTTCTCTGCATATGACTCATAACCGTAACGTTCTGCATCAGTTTGTGAGATATACATTGTGGGTTCAGTGGCGTACATGTTTGTCCGTCCACCGTCTTCAGTTGTTACAGTCATGTTACACTCCGTTATAAATCTTTACATATTATATAGGAAACATAAAGTTTTGTCAAATCAGTAATCATCGTCTCTTCCATACATGGTACAGATCTTTTTGTTTTCTGCTGATGATCTACACCACTGCCTCACGTAACTATCTGCATCCATATTCATTGTGTAGTGAGCATGGTTATGCAATGCCCCTATCATTGCTATCATTCCAAACAACAAAAGGGATGTCAATGTCCCTGGATTCGTTATGAAGTTTATAAAATATTTTTTCACAAAAAAATGGGGATGCCGTCGCACCCCCAGTATAACATCTAGATATTTACGTGTCTATATTGGATATCAGAAGTTGTACTTCACACCCAACTTACCTGCATAACCACGGTCAAGATCTTCGTCGCCTGAACCTACGAAGGATACTTCACCATATGCGCCGAGGGCATCAGAAAGAGCAAGACCAACGCCTGCTTTGCCTGAAGGAACGGTGTCGCTGTCGCCACCATCGGGAGTCAGTACAGTAGCACCGCCCTGCACGTAGAATGAACCAGCTTCACTGAATGCGCCTTCGTACCCTACGTGAACGTCCGTTCCAGCACCATTGTACTCCGATCCAGTCCAGCCAGCATTTGTTTCCACGTTGACGTAGGGGCCAGCGAAAGCGGCACCAGCGGATGCGAACAGAGCAGCGGTTGCTGCGAATACAGATTTGATCATTTTAATTACCTTTATTTACTTGCGGAATGGATACCCGCAGATGGATAGGGACTCGACTGTCCCGTGTTAAGTATGCCCTTTGCGACTTTAATTACTGAAAGACAAAAGGTTAAGTATTTATACTACTTGATTCTTTGTAGTATGTCAAGTGATGTGGATAACCCTACCTTTGTTGAGTGGGGTCACTCACTTTACCCAAATAAGGATCAAAGTCTGTTAATGCTTTAACATCCATTGTTGCACCCATTTGAGTCCACCAGTTCATTATACCATCAAAATTTTGTTTATGAAATGCATCAACGTGTTCAGGATGAATAGATGAACCTAGTTGAAGTCTATACAAAAGAAGAGGTAAAGAATAAGTGTTGCCCGAATTGTAGATAAGATCATCTGCAACAGGACGAGGTTTGACACCATTATCCAAACGATATTTGTCTGGACCTTTAACATGATGTCTGATTAACTTCTCTGCATGATGCCTAGTAATCATATAACAAGCAGTAGAGAAGTCATTCACAAACCTTCGGTGAAGTTTAACATGAATATCACCAGTTTGGATAATTGCAATTTGAACAACATCCCAATCATATGGGAGATGTGCAACAAAGTCACTCCAAGAAAAGTTCCAAAAGTGAACCGTGTCTAGATTGCAATCATCTTCCATAATTATAGCATAAGAACTGTCAGAAGTGTCATACCAATGCTTTATTGCTTTGAGATGAGAGGTAATACATCCAACCTCACCCGAAGACATCATGTCAGGATACCGACCCTTAATAATGCCACTCAAGTCATCATCACGACCATCATATGCAGATACACGTTCATAGTTGGTTACACCCCAGTGATTAAACTGCTCTTCCATGTAACCCTTACGATTCTCATCTGCATCCATATTCAAATAATAAATTGGACCGAAGTTATTCAGTTTATATGCAGACTTATTTTTATCAACCACAGAACTATGCATGACGCTCAATTACCTTTTCTACACTAGGGATGTAATGCTTTTTAATAACTTCTTTCCACTCAAAGTTTTTGGAGTATTCAAGAATTTCTTTTCTATTATTGATAGAATATTCTCTGTTCTCAATTATAGCATTCTCTACAAACCCAAGATCAGTAATCTTATCTTCAGGAATCACCGTGATGAACTCCTTGTCAAGATCAAGATTTGCTGCTCCCCACTGACAAACAACTACACCCAGACCTGCTGCTAGTGCTTCCATACAGACAAGAGGATGTGCCTCACCATCAGACAAGAGAACAAGGTTGCCATACTCTGTCAAAGTCTCGTGAAGAACTTCCTTAGACCATTCTCCAAGATAATTTTTATTCGTATTGAATCGATTGTCCGCAAGATTACCCGCGTACCAAAGACTATCAATACTTTGAAACAGGTGTTGGCGTTTACGATAATCGATTTTAGCCAGGTAAATGCTACGATCAGGATATTCTGGTTCCATCGTAGTCCTAAACCTATCCGCGTTCACACCATTGGGTGTCACGTAAGTATTGTCTTTAGGAATGTCGAACATGACATTGTAGACTACTTGAATTCCTTCAGACAAACAGAATACATTTGGTTTAATTTTTTGAAATTCTCCAGCAACACTGGCATATCCACCAAACATTTCCTTACGCTCTAGATATCCAAAGTGACTTGTGATAGCACTAGGATACTGAATATAAGGCATTAAAGGAATGAACTCATCATAATGCACATGAACAAAGTCAGGTACAAATGCATTGATGCCATTTATAATCTGACGATAGTCTTTTGTGTTAATGATTTGAACTTCATGCCCCAACTCTTCAAGAGCATTCTTAGTATCCCACACAAGAATCTCTACCGCACCCCAACCTGTTGGGGGGATTGGCATGATTCCAGGACCTACTAATGTAATCTTCATGTTAATTTTGTTGGATAATCTGTACAAATACCATAACAATTAGTTACCCTTAGTGAATCCCAGTCTGGTTTGTTCCATTCTGGCATAACAATAATGCTTCTACTTGTATATGGCTTACCTGGATATGTCCAGATAAAATGTTTACTGGTCAAAGTAAAGTCATCTTCTTGATGCCAGAAGTAATTATATCCACTAGTGCCATCAGAGAAGGCGAACATAGTAGTAATATCCTTACAGTGAATCCAAAGATGTGGTGCTCTACCTGCTAACCACCACCACGTTACTGCGTGTTTAGGTTCGTCATGACCCAACCATAGACGCTCTGTCTTTGGATCATACCTAACATCAATTTCTACATCATATCCCGCTTCAATACATTTGTCAATTTGTTTTGGATCATTTGCGGTGTCTTCATTTGGTCCATCGATGTTAGCACGATGAGCAATTAGTTTCATTATTAACCTCTAATACAAGCAGCGTCCATAGAGCAAGGGGCAAGATCTGACTGACTAAACCTACGCAAGAATGCACCCATTTTGAATGCTTCTGGAGAAGGTTCCCAAATTCCTTCATAAACATCATCAATATCATCAAATGCATTAAGTGCCCATGTAAGATACTTTGGTCCAAAAAATTGAATAGTATCTGGGAATCTTGGGTGATGTCCAGGAAGATAAAACTTATACTTATCGCACTGATTAAGATCAGGAAATCTCATCAGCACAGTATCATACCTAGCAAGAACAATAAAGTCGTAACTAGTATTAGTCTCTTCCGCATAAGACTTTACAATGTTAGCAACAGACTTAATAGAAAACAACTGGGACATTACATTACTGTAATTTTTATGATTCCAGTGTGGACCATCAGGATGCTTACCAGTAAACCTCTCATCAACATACTTGAGAGCATTGGGAGGTAATTCAAAAGTCTTAGGATTTTCTATTCCCATAATGATTGGCGAATAGTTATCCGCAATGATCTTGGGAGCATCTTTCGGAATAGGACACTTCGCTATCTTAGACCAAGAGGAATAATCATATTCTCCGTCAGTATCTTCTTCCCACCACATGTGCCCAAAGACATCAGTATCATACCTATCCAAGATAACTTGCTTATAGGTATCAATAATCTGTTCATTGTCAACGAATCTAGGTTGACCAAAGAATGCCAGTGCCACTTTCATCAGAGATCACCCTCATAATTCTTAAGGAAGTAATTAAGATCTTCAGGAGTTCCAATACCCCACATACCTGCTTTGTCAATTTCTTTGATACGGATCTTCTTACCATCACCAATTGCTTCGTTGAATACGGGACAAACATAGTATTCGTTATTTACACGAATGTCCTTAGCAATCATTTGTTCTGCATACTTAACGTAGTCAGAACCCTTCTTCCAATAATAGATACCAACAGTGGCATGCTCAGAGATAGGTTTCTTTTCAGCAACCTCAGCAACATATCCATCCTCTCCTAGTTTGGCATAAGACCACTTAGGATGAGTTGCTGGGAAGGTAACAATACCACCATCCACCTCACCATTCTGGAAGGCATAAAGAGTCTCATTAGAATCCCACTCAACAAACTGGTCAGAGTTTGCCATTACTAGGGGTTCATCATTGTCGATAAACTCTTTTGCGAGGAGAGTGGTACATGCGGCTCCTTCGGTGATTCCCTCCACTTGAACGATGTTGCATCCAGGAGCAATAAGAGGAAGTAAGTAATTAAGATTATACTGCTCATAATGATCCTTCTGTACGATAAAAGTATAGTTTGCTGTAATGTTCAGGTTCTCAGTAACAACCTGAATCATTGGTTTACCCTTTACTTCAATCAAAGGTTTAGGGAAGGTGTATCCTTGACTAGCAAATCTGCTGCCAGCACCTGCCATAGGAATTAGAACGTTCATAGTTTTGCTCTCCCACGCCACTTTTTTCTTAGTACCATTTAGAATTTTTTTGATTCGATCAATCTTGCTTTGATTGAGATCTTTACGATCTTCCACAGGAACAAGATGACACTTACTATCTAATGCGCCTTGACGACCAATATGACTGTCTTCAATAATAACTGTATTGTTTGGGATAGCACCAAGTGCAGTCATACACTTCCAATACATTGCTGGGAAGGGTTTGTTACGAACAACGTCTTCATTGGAGACGTACATATCTACAAACTCAAGCAGTCCCAAACGAAGAAGAATTATCTTCACAGTATTACGAATACTATTGGAAGCAACTGCAATCTTGTAACCAGAATCTACTAACTGTTGAAAGTATCCCATCAGTTCATAGTCTTTAGCAACACACTCATTAAAGATTTTAAGAGTTGCTTCTTGCTTGTCTCTCCAGATTGTATCATACTGATCTACAGGGAGACCTTTATTCTTAGTAAGAAGTTCTAGTTTTGCTTTAGTAGGAAGACCATCATAAATGCTAACATGATCCTCCCGACTAATTGCATATTCAGAACCAAGTGCTTGGTTCAGGGCATCATAGTGATAGTCTTTACTGTCGATAAGGACGCCATCCAAATCAAAGATAACAAGTTTAGTTGTCATTATTTTTTGTCCCTCCAAAGAACATAGTGCCAGGGATTTTTAGTAATAGGAAGTTTGTGCCTCTTTTGAGCATTGAATCCAATGAGGCACTCAGGGTTAATCTCTGCACCCATCTCACAAATTTCAACGAAGTTTTCAAATACGTCGAGATATTTATCCATTAGTTCAGAGGACCCAAATGCAAAGTGGTCATTAATACCATGATCTACATGCGCCCATTCATTAAGGACATTTACGGTATTTAAATCGTAATTGTCAAGTGACCCAATTGGTGTATTAAAGTATTCATCAGTTCGTAATCGAACAACGCAATCATACTTAAAACCATTTTCTTCCTCGTATTTTTTCTTGAGGTTATTTGCTTCACTCAAACTGTAAAACATAGAAATAATGTTATTCACAGGATGAGGGAATCTAGGATCAGGATGAATATCTTCAGCATCAAACTGTTTGGGTTCTTCAAAGACCAGACCCTTAGGTTGCCACTTATCGACCATAAAGTCTTTAAGATCTGCTTCCCAACGTCCACGATCTTTATATTGATCCCAAAAGTATGATCCTACCCATTCTTCATCATACCATATATGTGCGAATACATCGATCTCTGCGTCAGGATTTGCATCCCAAATCATAGACTGATGATTCTCAAAACATTCTTTCAGGTGTCTTGGTTGACCTGAATAGATCAAAGCTACCTTAGACATGATACTTACTATTATCTTTTGCTAGATGGACAATTTTTGCATCGAATGTGCATTGTTGCTCAAACAATTCTGGAAAAGCAAGAGATGGGGAAGCAACAAATACTTCATCTCTACGTTCAACATAAAACTTATTCAAATGACTCTCATCATGCCAAGTTGCAATGATATTGTTTGACTCATCTTCACCAGTTCTATTATCAAGTTCTTCAATCATACCAAGAACATCTGGCAGTTTGCCACCCCACAGACATCCTTGAAAATAAATTGAGAGATCCTCGTCTTCTGCAACACACGCTTTAGAGAGAGGTGTAACATCAAACGCACCTGGAATATTATCATGAGGAGGGAAGTTAAGATAATGACATGGATGATGCACACCAATATATTTTTTGGTGTCATCAAATAGATCTTCTGGATTAACAGTATCAACCACACGCATGTCAGCGTCAAGGAAGAGTAACCAATCACAATCCTTAATATCTTCAAAGCATCTACGAATCATCTTGAAGCGATACAAAGTAATGTATGGCCATTCCAAATGCTCTTGCTTGTAGATAACAGCGTTATCAGGTGCTTCAGGAATCTCACCATCAGTAAAGATGGCATACTTCTTCTCAACTCCAGGAAGAAGGAACTTCTCACAACTCTCATACCAAGTTGGCAGGAAGTTTAGATACTTCTCAGTGCCAATAAAAATTACAGCGACTTTCATTAGATTACAATCCACCCCTCACAATAGATATCTTGGGTATCCAGATGCTTATTATCTGGACCAAACCATTTACTAGGAGCGATAACTTTCTCGCTCTTTGCCAACCATGCACCCCACCAAGAGAATGAAGAGTTGGCAATAATATGTGCTTTACATAAACTCATCAAACACATATCAGTATAATTTATATTACCTTCAGCAACCAAGAATCTATCACTCTCAAACAAACTCTGCTCTTTACACCATTCAGGATCATCACTAAAGATCACAACGTTCCTATCTTCATCAAAGTGTGTTAGTGCCTCTTCATAATAGTCAAGACCAAGATTATTGTGATGATGAGAGAGTTCCAAATAATCAGTTCGTCTAATATGAAGAGATACAGGATTATCAAAAGAGGTAATCATAGACCTAGAGGGTCTAAGAAACTGAGACTTAAAGGTAAAGTCTTCGCGAATTACATCTTCAATTTCCTTAAAATACTTTTCTGTTTGAAAGTATCCATCAATGTTTACCCATCGAGGACAGTTGTTATATAATTCTTCATCGAAACCAAATGTACTCTCACTTACAGTTGGGCGTTCTCCATCAGTATATTGAACATTCAAATTATTAATAGTATCCATAACAAATGGATACAGCATTTGATGATGTCTCCATTCATCCATCTTCTCAAAAGATTCCGCTGGAGGAGGAATCATAAAGTTGTATCCATTCTTTGCAGCAATACCACGAAGTGATGCATACTGAAACATCTGATTACCAAGTCTACCCAGTAGACCTAATCTATTAAATCCGATCATAATTTTCCTTAAACCATGCGTATGTTTTGATGAGTCCCTCAACAATATCAACTTTAGGTTTCCACCCAAGATCAAAAAGTTTATCTACATTCATAACCTTCCTGGGAGTTCCATTAGGTTTAGATGTGTCCCACTTAATAGAACCTTTGTAATCAACAACTTCAGCAATAACTTCTGTCAACTCTTTAATAGAGATGTCATATCCAGTACCAATATTAATGATATCAGAATCACTATAGTTCTCCATACAAGCATAGCATGCTTCTGCCATATCATCAATGTACAAAAATTCTCTCAAAGGTGATCCATCACCCCAGCACCAGAACTCATCATCACCATTCAACTTTGCTTCATGCATTCTACGCATGATTCCAGGAATTACATGACTAGACAAAGAATTAAAATTATCCTTAACTCCGTATAGATTAGTTGGTTGAAGAGAGATAGCATCAAATTCATATTGCTGACGATATGCTTGGCACATCTTAATACCAGCAATCTTTGCAACAGCATATGCATCATTTGTTGGTTCCAATGGACCAGTCATGAACTGATCTTCTGTGATAGGAATCTGAGGATGCTTAGGATAGATACAAGAAGAACCAAGAAAAACTAATTTTTTACATCCATACTCATAAGAATAATTAATGATATTAGATTGAATCATTAAATTTTTGTAGATGAAATCAGCAGGCATTGTTTTATTTGCCATGATTCCACCAACCTTTGCTGCTGCAACAAAAACATATTCAGGTTCCACAGAACCAAAGTATGCTTCAGTTTGAACTTGATTTGTAAAATCAACTTCATTACGAGTTGCTTCAATAACAAATTGATGTCCTTTGCGTTTTAGACATCTTACAATTGCTGATCCAACTAGACCGTTGGCACCAGCAACTAGAATTCTAGAATCACTGTCCATAGATACACATGTCCTCAACGAGTTCATTAAACGAAATTTTGGGTTCCCAACCTAGTTGCTCTTTTGCTTTTGTTGCATCTCCCAAAAGAGACTCAACTTCTGCTGGGCGGAAGTATTTATCGTCTACTCTGATGACCACTCTACCAGTACTCTTATCAATTCCAATCTCTTCCAAACCCTCACCTTGCCACTCAATATCCATACCAAAGTAATCTGCAGACTTCTCTACAAACTCCTTAACAGAATATTGGTGACCAGTTGCAATAACATAATCCTCTGGAGAGTCCTGTTGAAGCATTAACCACATCGCTTCAGCGTAGTCTTTAGCATGTCCCCAGTCACGCTTTGCACTAAGATTGCCCAAGTAAAGAACATCCTGAAGACCACAGCTAATCTTAGAGAGTCCCCTAGTAATCTTCCTAGTTACAAAGGTCTCTCCCCTACGAGGAGACTCGTGGTTGAACAGGATGCCTGTGCAAGCATACATTCCATAGGACTCACGATAGTTCTTCGTGATCCAGTATGCATAGAGTTTTGCTACACCATAAGGTGAACGTGGATAAAAGGGAGTGGTCTCCTTCTGAGGAACCTCTTGAACAAGACCATAAAGTTCTGAGGTGGATGCCTGATAGATGCGAACCTTATCTTCCATCTCCAAGATACGAACTGCTTCAAGAATGCGAAGAGTTCCCAGTCCATCAACATTACCAGTGTACTCAGGAAGTTCAAACGACACCTTCACATGACTCTGAGCAGCAAGGTTATAAATCTCATCTGGTTTACACTTCTGAATTATGTGAATCAGATTACCAGCATCAGTGAGATCACCATAGTGAAGTTTCATCTGAGGGTGATCAAAAATATGATCGATACGATGTGTGTTAATTAGGGATGCTCTACGAACAATCCCATGCACCATATATCCTTTATCAATAAGCAACTCTGCAAGATAAGACCCATCCTGCCCAGTAATGCCCGTTATAAGTGCTGTCTTCATAGTTTGGGAATTATAGGTTTTCAGTATACCACACTATCACAATAAATACTACTATGTACGGTTATGTTATGGAAAAAAAGATTACAATAAAAAAGTATGGCGATCACTATTTTTACAAAGCAACCAACATAGTGACTGAAGGTTTTAGATTAGACCTATTAAATTCTGCACAAGAGCATTGGTTTGTACAAAAGAGAAAGAGTATATACGAGGAAGTCTTTCCACCAGAAGCGACCGAAGAGATTTTAGGGTATCTTTTGAATGATCCACTATGGGCACTATTTTACAAAACGATCAGATTACATATCATGAAGTATTGTCAAGTAATTAATACTGATCCAGATAAAGTGAAGATGCATTCATCTTGGATGACTAGAATTCAAGACGTTGACTTTGAGGGAGACCATACAAAAGAACAATTAATAACTGCATTCAAAAGACACTCAACTTTTGGCAACATGCATAGTCACACAGTAAATCATATTGGTATGGTTTACTACTTGAGCAATCCCAATCCAAAGTATGGGACAGTGACAAAATTAGAAGACTCAAAAGTGTTCAACAACAATGGTGAAGAGAATAGCATCATGATTTTTGATCCTAGACTTGAGCATTCTGCTCTATACCCTTCCCTAGAAGAGACTAAAGATCATCCCAGGATAACTGTTGTTTTAGATTGTATCCCTTTAGGAAAGCACAGTTAAGGAAGAATCCAATCAGGAACTTCAAAAGGTCTATTAATATACCAAGTAAAACCTATAACATACTTTTCATGATGGCAGTTATTAGGAAACATAGTTGTATGCCTATAATTACCATCAAAAATAATTAAACTATTTTGAGGGGACTCAAAATGTGATGGGATTGATCTATAATTATGGATAGTTTCTTCTGCCTTATCCTCATCTAGATAAGCAATCATCCCAGCAGTAGGACAAGTTGTGTGCAAAATATATGTTGATTGAATAAAATGTTTTTGGACTTGCCCCTTTAGGTCTACAGATTTTTTTGCACTATCATATCTAGTGCGAAGTTCTGGAAGATCTTCAGGACTATCGAACACATCAGCATAATCTCCAACATCAACATATCCAGAACATTCTGCAGAAAATCTCTCACCCCAACAAGCAAACGGAATTATATCTGTACTATCACAACCAAATCGTTCAGCATATTTGACAACATATTCTTTAATCTTCAGAGATAAAATATTCCAACAATTTACTTCATAAGGAAAGTATCTAGAGTTGGACATATTGAGTCCATGACAATCTATGATACAATCAGTAACCTGATGATTATCATCAAATAACAAATTCTTTGGTACAAAATGTTTTTTAGATTCTTTAAAGATTTCTTCCCGTAAAGAATCATCAAAAAACTCATTATAGATGGTGACCTTATCTTTACATCGATGATCTACTTCTTTCATAATATTTTGGTGAGTGTAAGGGAGATTCTTTTGTTATGTACTTTTTATATTTTGGGCACATAGAGCATACAGATTCTGCACCTCTAGTAAAAAACTCCAAGACATCAAAGTCAGATGCCCCAGATGTTAACGGTATATAATTTAAATAAGGATTCCACAAAGTAGATAGTTTATCACCATACTTTCTCTTCTGCAAAGGAAGGTATGCTAAAGGAGCACACTTATATATCATATTATCAAGCAACTGAAAGTTCTCTTGACCAGTAGGACAATTATCCCAACTAAGATTGTAATCGTCAGAATACATTGGTTCTATAGAACATCCATATCCATGGTAAGTCTGTAACCAATTACCCACAGAATCATGTATTCTATATGAGACACCAGATTTTTTTATACTGTCGATTGATTTATCAAATAATCTAACATAATTATCATCATCAGAATGCTTTGTTATTGTTAGAACGCAATTATTATCTATCAATGCTTTTGCAATATCAGGAACTCTATCAAATAGAAGACCATTACTAACCACCTCAAACTCTTGGTCATCCTGAATATCCCACATAGTTTTAGTCATGTAGATAATATCCACAATACTTTTATGCAGTAAAGGTTCTCCACCCAAGATACACAGTTCTCTGGGTCTAATCTTTTTACTCCAAGTGGAATACCACTCTCTGAGATTTTCTACTTCAATGTCTTCTCTATACCCATCATTAGTATAGTGACCACACCCCATGCAAGTAAAATTGCAGGAGTGGGTCACATGCCATTCTAAATGGGATACATTTATCACTTTGGATTTCCAAAATTCACAGAAGGTTCAAAGGTATTTTGTCCCATATTGCTAGAGTACCATCCAGTAGCAATATACTTTGTGGAACCAGGAGGATTACCTCGATGAAGGTGAGTAAAAGAACCTGGCCAAATAGCAACCTTGCCTCTTTTTGGTCTGATCTTCACTCCTTGATATAAAAATTCAGTCTCTCCACCCTCTTCAACATCATTCAGATAGACTGTCCAAGCAAGAGTTCTTGTGGTAGCATCCCAAGTAGAATCTTCACAATGGAAATGATGATAACCCTCTGTTGGTTCAGTCTTTTGAAGAAGAACACAACTACTACTATATCCAAAATTTGCTAGATATGGATACTTCTCCATATACTGAGTCAAACAATAATCTACACCCTGCTGAATATAGTTTGCTTCACCAGGAGAGAACGCATGGAGAACAACTTGTTTATCTTGCTGATGAACATAATTTCTATCAGCAACGTATGAGGTCGTATTAAAATAATCTTCTGCCCATGAGCAGAATTTTTCATCAAAGACGTTTTCCCAGACTCCGATAAAGTTTTCAATACTAATAAGTTTAGGATTCTGATCTGCCATCTATATTTAATTAAAATGTTGTGTTACTTTTATTCAGTTGGAAGTAACAAACCAACCACACGGAAGGGGTAATTGACTCCACCACCTAGTTTATTAACTAGGAAACTTCACGCACAACCTCCGAAGTATCAAGATCTGATGCTAAAGATTCCATAAGAATATCATAATCATCAAGAGCATCACCAGAGAAAACAACACCGTTATTTTCATAATAACGACGAACCTTTTTGAAGAGTTTTGGGTTCTTTACATCAAGGAAAATTTTACCTGTGGCAGCAGCATGGAGAATGCCGATGTCCTTCTTGAACTTTACAGTGATCGTCATTTGTCTGTTTGGTTGACAATAACATTCTAAAGGTTTGACGGCAATTCGTCAAGTGGGGGATGCGAGGATCGAACTCGCCTTAGGCGAATTATGAGTTCGCTGCATTCACCAGATTGCTAATCCCCCAATAGGACTGCTGGGAGTTGAACCCAGGTCACACCGTTATAAGCAGTGGGCCTTAACCGTTAGGCGACAGTCCCTTAGGAAGCATCATCGTGTGTTGTATGTATTCGCGTAAGTTCATCTTTGGCGGCATGGTATTCTTCTATAGGCATCATGATTGCTGCTTGACCGCTCTCATTAATGATACCAAGTTTTTCACCATTTTCAACTCTTCCAATTAGTTCGTCCCATCTTTCCTGGAACTCTTCTATTGTAAAAATTTCCATGTTAGTCTTCGTTTACTGCTTCTTGTATGGAGGAATACTTAAGTTTGTTACCCAAGTATGGTTCTGGATCCCAATTAACAGGTTTCCAGTGATAGTAGAGATTTCTGTAAAACTCTCCCATGAATGGAGTCTCTCTCGCATGTGGACATAGACTCTCATATAATAGCATATCTCCATGCTCAAACGTGACCTGATGATGCTTTTTGTCATGATCAACAAAATCTAGTGGCCATTGAACTTTGCCTGGATACTCATCGACAAATATAATTGCACTGATCACATGAGTACGTGGATTATCTCTATGAACATTTAAGATAGAATCACGAACATAAGATCTAACACCGTAAGCATTTACAAATTCCAATTCAGTGCCACACCACTCTTCTGCTATTGGTCTTAATACCTTTTCCCATCTCAAAAACCACTCTGTAGGAACATCAGATACTAAGCAAAAAGGTTTGTTAGAATTTAATAGTCCAACAGTTCCATCAGCAACAAAGGCTTGGTAATCATCATCCCAGTCATTTTCAGCATACACAACCCTATTAAATCTACACATATTATATGCAGTCTTAATATCATACTGCATCTCTATGGGCAACTTTACTTTTTTAAAAGGTGTGTCTACAAATCTTGGCCAAGGAGTTTTAATCATCGCAACTTTGGTCCATTCATCCAAGTAACTAAAGAAACACGTCTACCATGAGTAACTGGAGTTACTCTATGAGGAACCCTAGAGTCAAATACAATTATACTACCCTTTCCTTTTGGTGCTTTAACTATATTTCCATGGTAATCAATAAATTCTAAATCACCACCAATATATTCAGATGGATCACTTACAAGAAGACTTGCACTTAATTTTCTAGTTACATCTGGATTATCTGCTGTACCGTAGTCACTATGCCAATCATAGTGACCATCTTTTTCATAGACAGATATCTGTATACTCTCCAACATCTGAAGATCGTATTCCCAATTATTTTTATTTGCTACTCCAATGTAGTGAGACATGATACTACATGCCCAATGACTTTCATACCACCATTGTAGTTTTGAATTTCGGATTGATTTATTCTCTCTCCCAAAACTCTCTCCACCAACGTGAGCATCTTCAAAATCAACTTTAAACTTCTCCATCTCAAGAAGTTCTTCCCTCATTGTATCCACAATGATGTCTGGAATAACCTCAGTGTAATACATTACAGGGGTATCAGCGACTAAATGATCACCCTCATAGTGAACATTGTCGGTAGGTATTTGTTTATACTGAGAAACGTACATATCTCCATGCATATAAGAGAATCGGGATGACAGGATTTGAACCTGCGGCGTCTCGCTCCCAAAGCGAGTGCTCTACCAAACTGAGCTACATCCCGTTCATTCTATCAGAGGATTAGTGCTGGGTCAACACTTCATCTTTTATATATGAGACAATTAGAACCCCTCTACGATGTTTAGAATGATTATATGCATAGTGCAAAGACTGCTTCTCATCAAAAAGATTTAGATCTCCATTAGATAAAAGTCTCTTCTCATTATCAACCACCAAAGCAGACTCACCAGAGTCTGGGATATCAAGACTAAAGTGATACTTTATCACACTTGATTCTAGATAATTCTCATCAATTCTCTCATCCCCATCAGAATGTGGTTCTAAGTCAACATCAGGTTCTAGTATTGAGAATACTGCAAGAACAGGAAGGATTGGTTGAGATAGAATCAATTTAGTAGTAAAACATTCTGAACAGAACCTAGGAAGAATTTTTATAGTCTTACGATTAAAGACTAACGGACAAACCTTCCAAGAACTTTCCTCAGTTAATTTAAAATCAAAATCTACAAAATCATTATCAGGATCTGCAGTCAAATCATATTCATGAGAGTAATCAATAAGATACCCCATGTCTCTACCATGGAGATAATCTAATCTAATTTGTTCTAAATTATCAACAAAAATATTTGGATCAATTCTGCTATAGGCACTGTCAATAAACATAATAAAACTTAGTTGAATTTATTTAATCTTTATAAAGTAATCTTTAACCAGTCAAAAAGTGGTGGGATTACTCCGACAAGTCGAAGAAGACCCTCAGCAAAAAGTGCGAGAACAACCCAACCAACACACATACTGATAATTCCAGCATTACGATTATGCTTTCGTATTGCATCATCGATCATCTCCTGTGCTTGTTCTTTGGTTATGTAATTAGGTGGTTTTTTCCTTTCAAATAGATTCATTATCGGCATCGAGTTTGTTTAAAAATTCCAGTCTTTTTTCCCAAGTATCCCCAAATTCATTTCCTTTTTGGGGATTGATGCATTGTTGATCACCCAATTTATTACATACTAAACCTGCAAGATCTGCTTCATCTCCTTTTGAGCCTGTTGACCAGAAGTGTTGACCATTTATCCAAACAGCACCACACTTCAGACATTCCTTTCTGCTTAATGACAGATCAGACAGTTCCTTGTCAGCGGCCATCTTTAATCTCCTTGATTAATTGTTAGCAATTTACTCTTAAAGTAGTATATAGGATATTATACAACAATAATCAAAGGTTTATGCTATAATATGCTTAAATTCTAACTTGATCTGATGAATCTCATAGATAATTATTTATCTGAACTTGGGTATAATGATGATAGTGAGTTGCACGAACCTGGTCAGAAGTTGCAAATAAAAATCCCCTTTGTCTTTGGTGATAAAGAGATTAACATCTGCCCCTTCATCGTACCATTCTACACCAAAAAAAGTTATCTTGATGTAGAACTCAAAGCAAATCTAACTGATAGACTTCCTAAAAATGAATTAGATTTCCGTATGGAGTGTCTAATTAAAAATATTCAATTTGACAA